TATTAAATATATTATGTTATTTATTCCAAATAATATCATATCCTTTTAATTGTAAAGGTTTTAAGAATGTAGAAATATAATAAAAGCAGTCGCTATTGATTTTTTTATGTATTTTTACTTTTCTAGCGTATAGTAGTAAAAGGTAATATGTATAATAATCGTACATATCAACTGCAATAGTGGTGGAATGTTCAGATTCAATAACGTAACGCATTAATTGGCGATATTTGTGTCTTGCATCGTACATTAGAGGGTAGGCAATATTGTGGATTAAATCTGTATTATTCTCGCCGGTAGTGTATAGTCTAATTATGTTTTCGTTAGAGTTGGGTATAGTTTCAACACCGAGAAATCTCCCAGTTTTAATCGTTGTTTCTTTTTTGGAATTCGTAAATGTAACATAGCAGTTTAAGAATTCGTATTTAGAGTATTTTGAGTCAAGCCAATCGGGATAAGCAGATAATTCGGTATCGCTCAATCCACATGCTATTTTATGATGGTATTTAAATTTAAATGGAATTAATTCGGACATATTGTATAAAAAAGAGTGGATGATAATAGAGTATTCAATTTTATACATATATGTGGTAGGGTTATACGTATAGACTTTGAGACGTCATAACATATTTCAATACAGATGGTTCAATCCTTTTTAATTTTTCTAAAGTGTCTAGGTGGTTTGTAAGGGTGGGTATTGTTTCAAAAACGTTGATGAGTTCTTTCGTGATGGTTACGATTTTTAACATGGCTTTTGTGAAGTCACCGATGGATATATTCCATTCGTAAAGGTCTTTTTCAATGAAAATTCTACAATCGGTTTCGTTTTCACATAAGCACCATTGTTTGGTAAGATCAATGATGTCATATTGTAGAGCGTCGTCGTATTTGATACCGGTTTGAATTTGTTTGGCATGTTCTAGATCATTATATCCTTCATATAATTGTAATAGTTCATATATTTTGCTATTTAAGAAGGAGTCTTCAGAGGATGGTTCAAAGGTTTTATCGTCGGAATGTAGTTTAATGTCTGTAAAGCAAGAGAATAGGCCAATCATTTGTAAATAGTTGAATTCGGAGAAGTAATCCCAATGTTTGATTAGACGGCATAAGATGATGGGGTGAACTTCTGCAATGTGAGATCCCATAATGCCATCTTCGGTGAGTGAGTATTTATTGTCGTCTTCTTGTTGTATAAATCCGTCATCGGAAAGTATATCAATGATTGTTTGAATATTGGTTTGAAAGAAATAATCGTAGGAGGCGAGATCTTCTTCTAAAGAAGTGATTTGTTTAGATAATGTTTGTGTTTTTTGTATTTGTTTGTAGTCATTTTCTAAATATTTATTTTCAAGTAAGAGTGAGTTTATCAGTTTTTGTGTCTTTTGTTTTTTTTTCTGATTGCTGGATGGAGAGTCAAGTGTGAATAATTGTTCAATGTAGGTTTTCATGGTATCTTCGGGTGTTTTAAAAGTGTAAGGAATATTCTTCTCATTTTGTTTGTTCTGTATTTCGTTGATGATATTATTTTTAGATATGGCGATAGAGTCCGTGATCATACTTTTTTGACAGAATGAGGAGATGTTGAATATATTGGCGGAGGGATTGTTTTTGAGGTAATTAAGTATGAGGGAGTAAGAGATATAAAATTTGGAGATTAATTTTTGAGGTTTGTTTGAGAGTATATTTAGGTATCCGGTTTTAGAAGGGGTGTGAAAGAGGTTGTTACAATGTACGACGTAACCGAGTTTGTCAATGCCTCTTCTCCCGGCTCTTCCGGCCATTTGTGTATATTCGTGTGAATGGAGGAATCTTTCGGAGGTTCCGTCAAATTTGGTGATATTAGTAAATATGGCGGTTTTGATAGGGCAATCAAGTCCGATGGCGAATGATTCGGTGGCGAATAATAGTTTAATGTATTTTTTGGAGATCATAAGTTCAACGATTTCGCGCAAGATGGGTATCATGCCGGAATGATGTATACCGATGCCTTTTTGTAATAAAAATACGAGTGTTTTATATTCAGGTAGTTGCATATATTCATGATAATTAGGTAATTTGCGAATGATTTGTTCACATTCTTTTTCAACTGTGTATGGTATTTTGCTATCAAATTCAAGTAAAGGTGTGGTAATATCAAGAGCGCAGCTTTCAACAAGTTTTCTTGAGAAGATGAATGCGATGGCGGGCAGCATATCTTTATTTTTTAAGAAGGAAGCGAGTTGATTTAGTACGTGTTTTCGTTTCATAAACTGATTATTAGATTGAAATAGTTTTTGCATTTTAATTACAGTGTTGTACCCGGTTTCATTAAAGTTGCCGTTGTGATCTTTGAGGAGTATGAGTCGGTTGGTATTGTCTCTAATTTGTTTTTGGATGACTTTGTCGGTGACGTATTTAAAAATGGATTCGGTATGTGTCATGAATGCGTAATGGGTGAGGGGTACAACGCGATGGTCGGTGGATGATAGATATACGATTTTGTTGGAGTTTGTGTGTATATTTTCGCACCAATTGGCGAAGCCTTGTGGATTGTCAATAGTGGCGGATAGCATGACCATTTGGATATGTGGTGGAAGTAGCATGATTGTTTTTTCCCATACTTGTCCTCTATCTTTGTCGTTGATGTAGTGTACTTCATCAAATACGACGCATGCGAGGTCGTTATGAATGTCCATTTCAAATTGTAGTTGAGGTTGTTCGGTTTGTTGATTTAGATTGAATAGATAGTTCATGAGTATTTCAGTGGTCATGATGAGAACGTCGGCATCAGGGTTTGTTTTAATATCTCCTGTAAATAATCCAAAAGAGATGTGTGGAAATTTTAATGAAAAGTCGTGAAATTTTTGGTTGGAGAGTGCTTTGATAGGACTTGTATAAATGATTTTTTTTTGTTTTTGATTGAAATGATGAATAGCGAATTCGGCAGGTAATGTTTTACCGGATCCGGTGTGTGCAGTGACGAGAGTATGATTTCCTTCAACGATGGCTTGTATAGCGTATTTTTGAAAATCGCTGAGTGGGAAGGGATATAAATCAAAGTGGGGTTGGAAGTCGTTGTTTTGATAAGGTTTATCGCAAATAAGTACCATTATATGTATTATGGAGTTAATTTTTAAATAAGTATTTTATCAATTTTTACATAAAATTGATAATATCGGTAGTGTACTATTAATGTATAAACTGAAAATGGGAAATTTGAACACAAAACGAGTAAACGTAGAGGTAAAGGAGGAGGAGGATATATTAAAGGAGGTGGTGATAGATGATAGTGAATGCGGTGTAGTAGAGAAGGTGACTACAAAAAGAGAAGTAATACTGAACGATTTTAAGTCTTTATTACAACAAAATTATGGGAATATGGATGCAAACAATAAGAGGATAGTAGATATAGTTTGTCATGATACATTGGAGAAGGGTTTCCAACAGATGTGTTTACATCCGGAAACGGGTGAGCCGTTGACGTATTCCCAATTAAGGATGTTGTATGGTTAAGTGGTTTTGGTTTTGATGTAGAATGCGTCTCCCCAGCCACAATGTGTGATGATTTGTGTAGCAACTCTATTAAAACCAAATGGTCTTAGATAATTATCAATATCAACCATTTGATCACATCCCTTATACACATCCTCTGTATTTACTTCGGTGTATATATAATCAATGTGTTGTAAATATTTTTCCATAGATTTTAATGCACGCAATTCCACTCCTTGAATATCAAAATTCAAAAAATTTAGAGTGTGTATAGGGATATTTTCTTTTTCAATAAGGGAATCAAGTCGGGTTGTTTTTAGTTGGATAGTGTGAGTGACTTTTACTTGTGGATGATTTTTTTCATGAGAGCCAAATTCAAGGATTGATGAACTTTGTCCATTGTTAGTAATATGGAAAGGGACGTTTACATCATTTTCGTCGTAGATGACGCCTTGATAAATATTAAGAATTGTTCCGAAGCGTTCTTTGTTTTGTTTAACTTTATCTTCCATAGCTTCTACCCAATAGATATTTTGAGTGGGTACACCAACTTTATTATAAGCTGAAAGTTCTTCACATTCGTGTGCTCCAATATGGAGTATACCTTTAATATTTAAATTAAAAGCCGAATTAAGTTTATCAATAGTAATGATCATTATAATTGATAAATTCTTATTTATTTAAGTTATTTATTTTAGAAATTAGATTATTTTCAACCAAACCAGTATGTTTCTTTGATTGGCTTAAAGTATAGTTTGAATTTTTGTGAAGCCGATGAAAATATGTTAAATTTTCAACAACGAAAACTTTATTTTTATCGCATAACCAATCTGTAAATAGAACGGCTGAATCTAAGGAGTCTATTATTTCGCGTGTATATGTATACTTATTCATTATTTGCAAATAAGGTTTTACTGGAATAAAGTAATTACACGTATTGATCAAGCATTTAAACACGATATCATGAAAATTATTAAGATAATTCGTATGATCAATGAATTGGTTTTTAAATTTTGAATAATTTAAGTTAGGGGAATGAGTTCCGGGAAAGGTTTTTGCCCACATGGGAGCGTATATAATGGTATTATCCCACGTGTCAATATTATATAATACATCAATGTATTCTTTATTAATAATATTATCTGAATCTAATAGAATAACCCACTCATGATTACATTTGGTTAAAGTAAATAATTTATTATGATAACAGCCAATATTTGTTTCATTTTTAAATAGCATAATTTTGTTGTTATTTAATTTTTGAATCAATGCTTGTAATGTTTCAAAATCTTTTGAGCAATCATCGCATATTATAATTTCAGCGATTCTATCATCATTAACAATATATTCTAATGTATCTTTCATGAATTCAGCATTGTTATAATGTGGTATAGCGATTGATATAACTCTACCAGACATATAGTATAATTAAAATACAGTTTTTATGTAATTTTTTGTTTAATATATTCAAAGGTTCCTTGAAAAGAAAAATAATGTTTTACTTCTTTTAATTTTGCTTGCATTTCACTTATATTACATTTTTCTAATAGAGTAGGTAAATTTTTAATTTCATTTGCATTGATTACTATGGAAAATTCATCCCAGTTTAAAACATCTTCAAAGGGTAAAATTTTTTTATTTTCCCAAATATAAATGGGAATACTTTCTGCCAAAATAGCTTCATAGATACGGAAAGACGTATAACCATACCCTCTTGGTGCTAACGTAAATATACTTGTATTTAATATTTTTTTATATTCTTCATAACCAACTGAATTATAAAATACAAACTTGTCATGATTTTGTAGTAACTCTTTCATTTCAATTCTGCATTTATGTGTGTCAAATCTACCCATAAAAGAACAATAAATATTTTTTTCTATGTTTATACGAGGGAAACTGGGTAAGCAGATTAAAGGTATTGTATAGTCTGCAGTATTACCATAAAATATATGTCTTGTCAAATTGTAAAAATTGTCAATTTTGACACTATCTGATTTTAAATTTAGTCCTCCACCACCTGCTGAATATACAATTAGATTAGGAATGCTATTTTTAATGTATATACCAGATGCATATTGAACAATTGTAAAATACTTTTTATTTTTATCTAATTCATCCAGCCAATTGTATAATGGTTCAATTCTTTCTCCATGTCCATTGGTAACATAATAAGATGTCCAGAATACTGGTAAGTATACTAGATCAGTTTGAATATTCGTATGTTCTTTTGAAAAATATGCATAGAAGATTTCTTCCATATTTTTACCAGAACTGTACGAAGGGTATATGGAAGTATAATTTGGTTGAAAGATAGGAGGTACATACTCAATTATCATAATAATATA